GCTAAATGAGCGAACTGGGACTGTCCTGTGCTGTCTGACACGATTGTAGGGACACCACTGGCAATAGCCTGCAAAGGCATCAAACCAAAACCTTCACCACGAGACACAGCCACAAAACAATCAGCCTGGTTGAACCACTCCCTATGTTGCTCACGAGTCATCCAATCCCTATTCAAAAATACCTTGTCCCCCAAACGATTCAAAGGCACATCCTTAGCGTGAGGCGCAGCCTTGATATGCAACTCGGCGTTAGGCAACTTCAAAGCATTGAAAGCGTTCACCAAAACATCCAACCCTTTACGCCTCCACAAAGAACCACCCCCGTGAAACCGAAACACATCAGTCCGTTCAACATCCATAGGTTTCCAAAAACTATGGTCCACCCCTAAAGGACAATAAGAAACATCATTATGAAAACCACTAAACAGTTCCACGTTATGTTGGCAAGGAACAACAACCTGGTCAAAATGTTCTATCCACCTACGGAAATTGCCAGGCAAAGAATCCGTTTCCCACATAGAAAACAAAACCTTATGTTGCCCTCTGAACCAACCCTTACAAGCATTAGGGATTTGCATATGAACGTGAACAGAAGCGTGTTTGTCCAGTTTTACATTCTTAGGTAAAGACTTCTTGAACCCGTCAAGCATCGCCCCATAACCAAAGTTAGGGTCATCAAACCCTTGCCAATGTTGATAGTTCACGTTTCAGAAGCAGGCAGACCTTCAATTTGCCAGCGTTCAGTTGCCCGTGATTCCAACACAGAAGCACCATCAATCTGTCTAGGTTGCAAACCCTGCTCACGAAGACGCTTATAGGCAGGCATATCTTTATTCCAACCCTTTTCACGCTCATTGATTTTCGCTACCTGCGAACCACGAGTAGTAGTTGAATTAGAACCCACCTGTATGCCTGTAATTTTACAAGCGAAACATCCCTCAACATCCAGGTTCGGATGGTCTTCCCTATGCTTCAATGTAATCCCCATATCCAGCAGCAATCAAATCTGCTTCCTCAGCAGCAGTCAACGGATGAACGTGACCACCGTGGTAAGTAATAGAAATAATTGACGGGTCGCCAGGTTGTGACTCTGTGAAAGAACCATCAGTCAATTTGAACACATTGCGCCCTCTTTTGCCTGGATTCATATACGCAAAGATTCCTCTTTCGCCTGGTTCAGCCCAGTAAACAAACGGGTCAACTGGTGGAATAAATGTTGCCATACACACAGGATAGCAAAAACCCCCACCCAAAATGGGCAGGGGCTTCGCTGAACCTTTATGGGGTTCTAATCAATTCCTTGTCGGAAATTAGGCGTTTGTACCAATGCTTGATGCTGACTCAATACGGCGCAATGCTTCCTGACGGAACACACCGTAACCAACGAAGTGCTTCCAACCGACTGGTCGGAAACGCTTGAGAAGGTCGGTCACTGTTCCGTACACAATTGTTGGCTGTGCGCCATACTCGCCACCGAGGGAAATACCCTTAGCGAGAGCCTGACGACCCATGATGAGTGTGCCGTATACGTCAATTGTTCCACTGGAACCACTGTTGTTTGATGCGTCAATGAACTTCGGCGCACGTGGCGACTCCATAAAACGGACTCCTTCAAACATACCGATTTCACCGTTGTAGATGCCTTCAGGGTTGACGTAGTTAGCAGGTGTACGCCATGCTGCTGCGTCGGTTGCTGAACGGAAGTCGTAAGACACGTCTGGGTGGATGAAGCCAACATACGAACCGTTGATGGTAGGTACGTTTGCGCCACGAAGTTGTGCTACAACTCTACGAACGTCATTTGCTGCGAGGGTGTCGTCAGCGTTGACGGTTGTACGGCTGGATGGGTCAACTGCTCCACCTGTTGCGTAAACCACATTGTCGCCTGCTTCAAGCACGTTACGAGCGATGGTGTCAATTGACAAACCAGCGTTGTAACCAACTGCTTGTGCTGCTACTGGGTCTACAGGGAGGAACGAGGTTGCACGAAGTTTTGCTGTCGTTACAGTTGCGTTACCGTATTCGTTGAGAGTGACAGTAACTTGGCTATCGCTCATTGCGACAGGGGTTACGTCTTCTGCTTCGCCAAGAGCAGTGGTTGCTGCTGCAAGGTCTGCGAATACTGTGAACTTAACTGATGCACCTGGGTTGGTTGCGTTTGTGGCTTGGACATCTGCAAACTGGTCAAAGTACATTTCTGGGCGAAGGGCAAAATATGCCAACTTCTCAAATGCCACCTGGTCTGTTTGTAGGTTTGCTGTGCCTGTTTCTGCTGCGTAGTAATCAGCCATTTTAGTTTTTCCTTATTGGATAGAAGTGGTTAAAAAAGGTCTATGCCTTGTGCTTGTGCTTCTTCAAAAATCTTGTAGACCTCTGCTTCAGAGTTGGCTTCACTAATACGCTTGTTCCAAGATGGAGGTGGTGGTGCCGATTCGCTTCCAGCAGCAATTTTATTGGTTTGCTGCCAGCCTCGTTTGTCGGAGTCATCTGTCTGGGGTGTAATTAGTTGTGCTTCTTCGGCAGCCTCACGGATTGCTTCAGGGGTCAAATCACCGTCATAGCCTTTAACAAAGTATTTGAATCGTGGGTCACTGGTGTCTATTCCAGCCTTCACGAAAGCAAGTTCTTGCTTGGCTGTGGCGAACTCTGCAACTTGTTTGCGTAGTTCGTTGGCTTCTTTTTCCAACTGTTTCATTCTTGCCCGTACAGGATTCTGTTTGGGTTCGGTATCCATTTGGTCGTCTATCTCTGAATCATAATCTTCATTGAAATTTGACATTGCACTCTCCTTAAGCCCGCACCACATCGGAGGAACGTGGTGGCTGCTAGTTGTTACACCCCATTATTTCGTTACTGATTAGGGGGGCTATCAGTAAGTCTTGCCATCGGCATCGGTATTACTATAACACATATTTTTTTTGTGTGCTATTGACCAATTGTTGTAAGTCCTGTTTGTTCTGATTGTCTTGCGGCGAATCCTCCACCTGCTTCAAATCCTGCTTGACGTGAACGCTTCCTTCGGGCGATTGCTTGTCGTGCTTCTGCGTTTGTTCCGAAGGTTCCAGCAATTTGTTCTTCTTGGCTGATTGCAGTTTCGCCTTGCATACCTGCTTGGAACAGTTCCTGACTGGCACCAATTTCTGCAAAGCCTCGTTGGGCTGTGGCTTGTGTTACATCACGAGAAACCAATTCTTCTGCCTGGGCAGCAGTAATTTGCAGACCTTGTTCACGAGCAGCGTTGGCTCGCCTTGCAGCCTCAGCCCTCTTAACAGCCTCTGACTGTTGGAACCTTGTAGGGTCAATAAGAAAGGCTGCGATGTCTGAATCACCAATACCGTATAGACGTTTCAGTTCTTCTTTGGTCCCTGGTTCGGTTTCCATTACTGCTCGGTAGCCTTGCTGGATACGGGTATTTAGTTCGTCTGAACGAACATCATTTCCGATGAAGTTTGCAAAGTCATCCTGCGTATCGTAAAACCCTTTAGGCATGCCGTTGGTACGGAGAGTCTGGTCAAACTCTTTTTCAATAGCGATATAGTCAGATTCACTAATAGGTTTGTAGCCATTCTTCTCACGCAATGCCATACCTGCAAAACGCTTCTTATACAAAGGGGTATCTTTAATGGCACGGAACATACGTTCCTCACCAAACTGTCCCTTAAAAATAGTCGGGTCATCCTGCAAAGCAGCGTCAAGGTTAGTAATCAAAGAGTCCAACCCGAACTGCCTCAAAAAATCAATTGCATCATCTCTTGCTGACATTACGCCGTCTTTCCAAATCCACGAGCCAACGATATGGCTAAATCACCATACGCCGATTTTGCTTCATTTGTATTCTGCCACTCAGGTAGAGTGCGAAGATATTTATTCCATTCCCACAAATCCATCTGGCGATACTCACCAGTCTTTGTATCCTGGAAATTCAAAGCCTTATTCCATTTATCTTGGGTCCAGTCAATCTGGCTAGAGTCAATAGACGAACCAAGAATTGACTCAGCCTGTTGCTTGTAGGCATACATGGCGGTGTCAACATCCTGACCCTTATCAAGTGCTGGTTGCAAAGAACGAAACTGGGTACGTGCAGAGTCCCGCATTGTTTCTTCAAACTCTTTCTCGCTTTTTTGACCAGTAAGAATTTGTTGGGTCCAACTACCAATCATTTCTTCTGATGGCTTCTGAAAAAACGAGGCTGCCTTAGAGCGAAGATTACGACTAACAGATGACTGTCGCAAATCAGACATTCCTTGTGCTCCACCAAGTTGGGCGTTTGCTATTTGTTCTGAACCTAAAGCGTTTAATTTCTGTTGGTCAGACCAACCAAACTTTATTGAGTCAGTAGCAAGTTTACGCAAAGACTCATCATTAAGAGTAAAACCTAAGTTGCTTGCGTTAATTCTAATTTCCTCAATAGAAGCAACAATCCTTGACTCTGCTGTTGCAGGGTCGGTTGATTGTTGGATAGCAAACTGACGTGCAGATTTCTGGGTGGTGCGATACCAAGATGTGTTTTGAAGTTTTGCTTCCATCTTAATTTCATCGTCTTGGTAGCCACCCTTGACAGCATCGTCAAGAACTTTCTTAACATCGGGATTCATGTTGTAAACATCCCATAACGAACCAAATTCTTGTTGAACAATTGTTTTCCATTTGTCCGAAGTGGTATCAGCCTTTTCGGTGAGTGTTGCTGTGCGTACAAATTTTCCACCCTTGAACGTAAACTTTACATTCTTGGAGTTTGTGTATGTATCGCCTTCAATTGGTTTTGTTGGTTTTGTATTCCCATAATCTCTTGGTTTACGAGCAGGGTTTATCTTGGTGTTGGCATTGTCGCCAGTAGAATCTGTCTTGCCAGCATTTGTTTTAAGGGCTGACAAGGTATCAGAATAGTCCTGCTCGGTATACAAACCATAACCAGGAACCTTCCACCTGTTTGTTCTAGGGTCTAACTTTGCTTTGGTAAAAGCAGCCAACTGTTTCTTAGCCGCACCTGCTGCTTCTGGATTACCAGGTGGCAACAAAGCAAATGGGTCAGTAGCCGAAATGTCTGTGGTTTCTAATTCTGCCAATGCTTTTTTATCGGCAGCAGCACGACTCAAACCCAAAACAACCATATACGCATCAGAACGATTTTGTACCCAGTCAGCACCTTGTGCTGTAATTTCTCCCTGAGTAGGAGGATTTCTTTTTTTAGCAGCCATTACATGTTCTCCATAAGTTTTGCCACATTACTAATAGCAGACAAATATTTGTACCCGTCAGATTCTGCACCGTATTGTTGTTCAATACGATTCTTGAAAAATACTTCCGTGTTAGGAGCAGACATACCACCAGACGCTTCAGCCTGTTGACTTGCCTGATACGACCTTGCAAACTTGGATGTTTCTTCAGCAGACAACTTTCGCCCAATTGTTGACAGTGCAGTACGGTTTGCTATTTCAACAAGGTCTTCAGTTGATGAAGGTCTAAAACCTGCACCTCTGCCCCCTGATGTGTTTGCAAATGGTGATTTTTTACCTGCCGTGTAAATTTGATTCCATTGGACACCTGCAAGGTTTGAAGCATACAAAAGTTTGTAAACTGCTTTTTCGTCTTCGTCAGACAAACCACCACCAGGTCTGTCGTCGCCGTCATACCATCCACGTTCATAAAGGTTTTTAAGAAAATCTTTTCTCAACACCTCATCTTGCATGCCAGCAAGAAACTCACGAGGGTACGTAGTCAAATTATAATAAGGAAGATTTTGACCATCAGGACCCATAAGACCAGATTGTTGACGACCAAAAGGAACGTAGTTTTCGGATACGCCAGTATTGGAATATGTAGAAGATGCCCCACCACCAACAGTAATGGGGTTTTGCTCTAAATAAGCCTTCGGGTCAACAACGGGATTAGCAGGAACAGTTGTTCCAGTCGTAGGTGTGGTAGAGGGTTTTTTGCGTACTGCCATTATTCCATTTCCTGTGAAAGTAGTCTGTCATATACCTTACCGAAGTCGGGGGTTTGTTCGGTGAGTGTCTCTGCATAAGAGTAAAGATACTCATGCAGGTCGCTAAGTTCGGGAGATGCAAGAGAATCGTAACCACGCCTATTTGCTTCTGCCAATGCTTGATTGCGAATTTGCTCGTAGTAGTTGACAGCCTGTGCCACGCCGTTCCCTTGAAGACCATCAGTTTTAGCAGCCTCAAATAAGGAATTGATGTCACGAGAAGTTTTATTTGGGTCAAGGTTCATCTTGCCGAACCCAGGGTATTTGGCGATGATTGCCTTTTTATAGTTAGCAAGATAGTCCCGTTGGGGCTGGTTTAACTTCGGACCAAATTCTGATTTCATATCCCTGTAGAAAGCCATACCGATTGCTTTCTGAGAGGCATCAATAATTTCTTCTGGGGTAAGCCTGGTGCGGGCACCTGTCGCTAACTGTCGGGTATAAACTTCAAAGTCAAAGTCTGTTCCTGAAGGACCGAAGAAGCCAGCAATGTCTTTGTATTTACGGAACAAACTTGAATTGCTGCGTTCAAAATTACCAAATTCTTTTGACGCTCCAAGACCACCCATGTCGGTTGTTGTTTTGTTTGACAAATAGATGAAAGCGTTTTCACCAAAAATTTCAATGAACCGTAAAGCGGAAGTGTCTGGATTGTTTTCTCGTAATGCTTGAAGTGCTGTTGCTAAACCAGCAGTGTGAACATCCATTCCATCTTTTACTGCAACACTAAAATCAAAATCTCCTGCTGCTGGACCAGTGAATTGTACTATGCCACGAAGAATGGCAAAGAATCGTGCTTTGTCTTTTGAGTCATCCTCTAAACGTGCTTTGTCGTTGACGTTAGATAGGTCATACTTGCCTGTCGCAGCCAATGCCTGCATTGTTTCAGCATAGGTATTAGCAAAGAAACGACCATCTGTGTTACCAGTAAGACCTTCATATACTTTTGTTACCCATGTTGGTATAAAGGTATCGCCAAAGTTTGTTCTTTCTCCATAAGGCAAAAGTGTTTTACGAATAAAGTCTTGCTCTGGAACATTTTTCAAAATAGCACTGGTTGTCATTGTCATGACTGGTCCCAAACCTGGTCGGTAATCAAAACCAGGTGCTATGCCTTTAACGCCAAAACTAAAATCTGCATTTATCCCTGTAACCATTTTTGTTAAATAACCAGTAAGGGGAATAGACATGGAGTATTTGCCCGTGCTTGGGTCTTTATAAAAAATGCCACGACCATCTCCATCTGGGTCAGCCTCACGCCCGTTCTCAACAGCGAACTGTACTTTACGGAAGTTGTCTGGGTTTGGAAGATAGCCAAGTGCCCCACCCGCTACTGGAACGGTAAAGAACCGTGACATACGCCCAAAGAACTCAGCCTGTTGTTGTGCGAAAGGAGAAATAAGACGCATCACATCTGTACCATTTCGGCGTTCAACAGCATTGTAGAAAGTTTTTTTGTAGTCATCAACTGCTGCGGCAGATGCCCAAGTTGATACCTCGTCAGCGTTCAATGTCCCGTATAGTTTGTCTGGATTTGCTTTAAGGTCTTGAAGTTTGTTCCAAACTTGAGGTGTCAAATAATTTTCTGGGTCGTCAATACGAGACGTGATGTCGTCAATAATTTTATTCAAAGATGCTTCGTCAAGGGATTGAGCAAGTTTTTCTATTCGTTCGTAATAGAAACTTCTAAATGCTGGAGAGCGTTCAAGTTTTGCAATTGGTTCTGTATAGAGAGTTGAGTGGAACTTGTCAACCATCATGTCCATTGCTTTACCAAATGATTCCTTTGATAAAGTTTGAGGGTCACGAATCTCTCCTACGACATACCGTGGCATGCGTGGGTCCATGTAAATGTTTTGACTTCTCAAAACTGATTCAAGTTTGTTTGTGATGTTTCCTGCCCCATCAAAAGCAAACGGCTCTACAAGGTATTCAGAACCTTTAGGATATTTTGTTTCATCAACAACTCTTGCTAGATATGTTTGTTTTACTTTCTTACCAAAAGCCATCACTTCTTGAGTTACTTCAACACGACCACCTACTCTGAGTTCTCCAACAATTTCATCGCCAAGTTTTACTAACTCAACGCTTTTAGTAAGGCGACCCTGTGCAACAATGTCCAACAGTTCAGGATGGTTGCCAGTTATTTTTTGAAGACGAGCACCATTTGCTTCCATCAATCGTTTTAAGTTGCCTGGAACATTCAAGTCAATTTTTTCAAACCTGTGTGTTTGTGTTGGGTTGTCCCAAATTTCTTTGCCTCGTTTAAACTCTTGTTCAACTTGCTTAAACCACTTGACTGCATCTTCGTCTCCAGTTTGAATTAAATCAAAAAGTTCGTCAACAGATTTTCCTTCTGCCATTCTCCGTGTAGCCCAGTCAGCGTTCAATTTGCCAATCTCGTCACCATGTGCTCTTGCAACAGCATTGTCCACTTGGTCAAGGCGACGTTCGTATCTAGCAAACTGATTAATCTTTGCTGCTCTTTGACGGGCAACAAGAGGGTCTTTATAGTATGCCGAAATTTGTGAACCTAAAACATTTCGGTAATCCGACAATGATTCATCAAGGTTTTCTACAGAACCAGGAATATCCCAATTTTTGCCAGTTAAAGTTCCTTGACCTACTTCATGTTTAACATAACTCATCCATTGAAACGGGTGGTAAAAAGCACTTGTGTTTGTTTTGCCTGACAATGCAAGAGAAATTTGAGAGTCAACAGTGTTGCGTACAAAGTTTCCAATTGTTGCAGTGATGTATTTACGCCACACTTGTTCTTGAATGAATTGTGCCGCTGCAAGAGGGAAGCGTAAATCTCCAGCCTTCTGCAAGTTTTCAATGTTTGGGTCTTTCTTAACCCACAACCAGTTGAAGTTGTTTGTTAAGCGGCGAACTTGTTTAGGGTCTGGAATAATAAATTCGTGTTTACCGAATTCGGAAGTTAAAGTTCCACCGAGGTATATTCGTGCATCAGCGTCAGGTGGTAAGCCGTGAAGTAGGCGATAAAGACCGTCATCGGTTTTGTTGCCAAGTTTGTCAAGGGTGTTGGCTTTAGCACCTTCTACATAATCACCGTGCACTTTATAAAGTTCGTCAACTATTTCTTCTGGTGTACCAAAAAATTTCATTGAGTCTTTTGCTTCAAAAAGAAGGTCGTCATAAAACTCTGCAATTTTGGCTGTGTCTTTAGAAAGTAAAAGTTCACCTGCACGATTTATATAACTAGCCTGTTTTGCGGGTTCAACCTTGAATAGTTTTAATGTTCTTTCAACAGTGTCAAGTTGACGAATCTGGTCACGAGGGGTTTCAGCCTGAAACAAATTAATGTTGTGTGATGGCATCTTTGCAAATGTTCGTGACACTCCTTCACCAAACGGTGCAAGGTCAATAATTTTATTTCGTTGAGCAAGAGACATGTAAGTTCTGCGACCACCACCAACTCCTGCGATGTTGGTAACTTGTGTACCTAAAACATCAAGAACAGTAGCCATAACTTCTTCATCTGTTTTAGCGTTGGCAAGTCTCATGGTTGTTGCAGGGTCTAACTTCCCTCCCCACAGTTTGTGTGTCTCAGCAAAATCGTTTGTTTCTGCTGTGCGTTCAATTAGACGACGACCAAAACCTGTTCTAAAGAATCTGTTGCTTTGTTCAAGGTCAATGCTGTTGCCAACAATACCTACATTGGCACGTAAAGCAGCCCGTTCTGCTGCGTTTGCCGCAGTAACTGTAACTTCTTTGCTTCCTTTGCCAATAAGTCGGGAGGCTGAACCAATTTGGGAAACAATCTCAGCACCAGTATCGGTTTTACTTACGGCAGATAAACCTTTACCTACAAGTCCAAAACCTTTAGAAACATCAGCACCTTCTTCAACACCACGTGCTGCCTTACCTACTGCCCCTGCTAATGGAATAGACGGGATAGCAATAGCAACAACTGCATCAACAGCACCAGACAGCAAACGATATGCGTTTGTGTTTTCTTCAAGAAATGTTGAGGCTAAACCACGACCAATAGTAAATGCTTCACCATTTATTGTCCCACGGTATCTTTGTACACGTTCTGATTGAAGTTCTTTTGCTTTGCCACCAATAAAGAAACCCTCGCCAGCATCTTCGTCATTAGCAATAAGCGAACCTAAATCTGTTGAAATAAACCAACCGTTAACATCTTCGTCATCATCAAACACTTGCGCTACTGCACCCACAGCCACTTGAGGTATAAAATCTAAACCAGCCATACCATAACGAGAAGCAGTTTTAATTTTGTCGGTGACGTTGCGGTCAATCCAAGATTTTTTCTTTGGTTCTTTAGGCTGAATATCTACACGAGCAGCAGCCAAAGCAATTTGTTTAACCTGCTCATCAGTGAGATTTGCTTTTGCAGCAGCAAGTTTTACACCTGGTGCTAAAGACGGGAATTGGTTATGTATTTGACCTACACGGATAGCCTGTTCTGGTGTGCCCGTAACAGCCATTTGGCGGCGGCGTTCACTTTCAGCAGCAATTGTTTCCCATATAGCATCTTCGTTTTCAGCAGGCTGCATTACAAACCATTGTATTTGATTGCAGACAAAAGACCTTCAAGGTCATCGTTTGGATACATGCGATATAAAGTTTCAAGTTCTTCAATAACAGGATTAGACATAGGAAGAATGGTCGGTCTGTTATTCATAATAGGAGCCATTATGTCTTGGGGGCGTTCGGATGGTGCCATAAGGTCAACAACTTTTCCAGGTACAGGGCGATTCACTGGCTGTGTAGGAGCAACAGAAGAAGTTGGAGAAGGACCAGCAGGAACAGCCTGTTGGGATTGCTTTTGTTGCGTAGCCTGACCGTATGTTTGTCCAGTGAATTTTGCTTGCTGCATAGGGTTTCTAAGGTCTGAACGATTTGGATAATCCTTAGCCATTATGCACCTCCAAGACTGTTAGCCAAACTTAAAACGCCACCAGGGGTTTGAGGTTGCGCTGCTGCTGCTGCACCTCCACCAAGTCCTCCAAGAAGTGATTCCAAAGAAGCAGGTCCAGCAGGACCACCTATACCAGCCTCCATACCCATACCAGGCGCAGACAAACCAGGCATAGTTTCAGGTGCACCCTGTGGAGCCATAGCAGCCTGCCGTTCTTGCGCTCGTTTCTGTGCAGCCATAATTGCTTCAGGCAAACTCATCTTGTTTGATTGTACCTGTTCAGCAACATAAGCCAAATCATCAGGTTGATACGGACCATTAGGGTCTGCTGCTTGTGCCTGAATAGAAGACAACAACGCTGCTTCAATACCTTCAGCAACGATACGGTCACGTTCCAACTCTGGGTCAGAAATAAGTGGGTCAGCCTCACGAGCAGATTCTTTAGACATAAGCCCTGTACCAAGACGTTGACCCAAACCAACAATCAAGTTGTTTACATCTGAACCAGCAGCCGAGTATGAGACATAATGGAAATCTGTTTCCCACATTTTATTTGGCGTGTAATCCTTGACACCGCCACCCATACCAGGAATAAAGAACGATTTAGAACTGTTACCCCAATATGTTTTTTCAATGGCAATAGCAATTTTGTCTTCTTGAACCATTGATGAAGCAAAAATGTCTTGGGCTTCTTGAACACGGAAGTCAACTGTTGCTGCCAATACCGAATCGCCACGGCGACCAGTACGGATGTTTGTGCCTGATTCGCCACCGAACTCGGCAGGGATAGCACCTTCAAGGCGTTCTTGGCGTTCCAAACGGTCAAGAGCCACATCAGTCTTATAACCAGGGTTTGTTTGCAACTGTTGGATGTCGCCACCTTTGACAACACCAAGTTGCCCTGTTTTGCCGTCAGCAATTTGAATGATTTCAGGGTTGTCACCCTGTCGTGCTACAAGGTATTCATCAGGGAAAATGCCACGCTCAATAGCAATCTCTGTCAAAGCCTGCAACCTGGCACGTGTGTAGTACATACCAAGCAAACCATCAAACTGTCCGTGTGGCTTATCAAGAGTGATGCGTTGAGGGACAACAACTAACGGCATACCTGTTTTGTTGATGACACGTTCTAGTTCTACTGCTGGCGCACCCATAGAATAGGCACCAGTCATAGGGTCAATAGTTTTTTCTGCACCCAAAACAACCGTTACAACTTCGTTATCGCAAACGTATTCAAGGATTTTGAACATCGTGTCCCATGATGGGCTGCCTACACGAAGAACACCGTTGATTGCGTCACCATAGTTTTGTGTTAGCCAACGGTATGTACGACCATATGTGAAGATGCAGTTATCTGGTACAGGATTGTCAATGTCTACAGATGGTGCAGGGAAGGTATCAAGTGGGTTGCGTAACTGCCATTCAGGGATGCGCTTATCAAAGTTAGGTTTGATGAAAACTGGGGAGTTGCTGTATGCAAGAAGATGCCTAGCCCTACGGCGCATCTTCATATTCATACGGTTGCCATCCCAGATAGCAAGCATTGCTCGTTTACGGTCACGAGCCAATCTCATACTTCTATCTTGTCCTTCACGCAAAGCAGGGAAATACGGGGATGGCATAGTGGAAGAAACACGCATACTCATCTGGTCTAAGCCCTGCACAAGCAGGTTTGCTACTGAAGAACGGGTGTTACGGTCTAATTCGTTTAGGGGAACAATGACATCGCCATTCGCCAATTGACGGACTTCACGCATTTGGTTGAGAATTGGACCTTGTGCATCAAGTCGTTCTTTATATAGAGCAACAATTTCTTCAACAGATTTCATTTACAACCTTTAGTTGGACTTAGACAATTCAACAATAACACAGACTAACGATTCAAAAGCCAAGATGGTCGCCACTGACGGGGAGGAGCCTTTGCTTGTGTGAGGTTCGGCAGGTTCAATAATGCCATCCATAACGCCATAACGATGTCTGTACCGTTCTTTTTGTCACGGGTCCACTTTGTTAGTTCATCCATAGCAGCAAGAGTTTTCCAGTTGCCCTTCATAGAAGGAAGACGTAAAGCACCAGACCTGATAACAGGGGGCAGCAAAGCCTCCACACCCAATGTTTCATCCAGTTTATTTCGGCTGGTGGTATGGGGAATGACGTTGACACGGTGCAATTGTTGCCATCTACGGACAAAATCGTGTGCCAAAAGGAACCGTTGAGCAGCGTTGATTTCTACAACCCAATGGGAAATGGGGTAGCCCATATCGTATGAACGGTTTTGTAGGTCATCCATCAAACCACTATAGGTAGAGGTGGCTGTGTCGTATCCAAGCACTTCTTCGGCTGTCAGTTTTACTCGTTCAATATCTACAACGTGGTACAGATTGGTGTTCGGCTGGTAAATAATCCATACGAACGCCCAGAACATAGTTGGGGATGGGTCTACAGCCACGATAGATACCCACGGGTGCGCTAACCCCTCTGGGATGTAGCCAGGTTGACGGTCATTATCTATACAACCCATATAGTCCACCCCATCCAGACCCTTGCCCCCTGTAATCCAGGTTCTATCTACCAGTCTGGAATCCAAATCCAAGTCTTCTTGTTGATAAACAACTTTGAATACGTCTGGTTTGTTGTATCGGATAAACGATAGGTCTTTCCACGGTAAACGCTTCGGGTCTAAAAGAGGACCATCAGGATAAGGCAAAGATTTAAACGAACGAGATTCCTTACCTGTGTCCAGTTCCTCATAGTACGCCCTATAAATAATATGTCGGTACTTTTTCTGGCGTATAGGCTGCCCATTATCTACATCTTCAGGGGTTTCCACGTTAGAACCGTCATACGCCATATCTTCTTCAATGTCATACGTTTCTTTGGCGAGGCAATGGGCGTATAAGTCTCCTGAACCTAGACGCTGCCCAATTACAGCCAGCAAACCACCTGGGTCGCAACGAGCCTCAGCAACCCCATCCCATCTTTCCAACAGTTTGTCTCTGGCTACAGACTCACGGGCGTTATCAGGGGAAGACACGTCATCAAATAAACACAGGTCGGCACGATGCCCAATGAATTCTGCTTCAATACCATACGCACGAACTGTTGGTTCCTTGTTATCTAGCCCGTTGCCATCTAGTTGTTCAACAACAAATTCTTCTGCTCGCCACAAAGCACCTTTGTCTACAGGTTTGAACCTGCCATAGTCAATCGTCAAACACCCCTCTGCGTTTACAGCCAAACCTTTCTCTACCATCATCGGGTCTGGTTCTATGGCAGCAACACGTTCAAGTGTTTCACGGATACGGCGTGAGTACATCTTCGCCATATTCTGAGAAACAGACCCAATCATCACACGCACACGCCTATTACGCACAATCGCCCACACAGCAACATCGTGAAACAACGTGGACTTACCAGCACCAGGAGGCACATTCAAAACAACAAATTCCTTTTCCTCCGACTCCAACAATTCAATCAAAGTCAAAGCAGCCTCAACCTGCCACGGCGAAGGAACACGCCCCAAATAATGCTTACGGAAAAAATCAAAATCTTCCA